CAAGCAGAAGACGGCATACGAGATTACAAGGTGACTGGAGTTCAGACGTGTGCTCTTCCGATCTGAAACCAGGGGGCGGCCGTTCTCAATACCCCGTGGCCCTAAAGGAGATACTATAGGAAATCCAAAGGAAATACTAAAACTCATAGAAATCGACAAAGAAAAAAACACAGAGGAAAGCCTTATAAATCTCATCCGCAAATGTGCGGAGTTTTATTTATGGGGCTATATTGAACTGTTGAAGAAAAAGGCGAAGAAAGCTAACTTCAAGAAGGCTTATCAGACGGCGAAAAACTGTTTGAAAGAAAAAGACGCCATTCAAGACGTTTCTTTGTCTGCCTGCATTATGGGAAGCAACAGAGAAGAGGAGCTTGAAAGGTGCCTCAAGTCAATAGACGGTAAAGTCGACGAGATAATCTACGTTGACACAGGATCCTCCGACAACAGTATCAAAGTCGCTGAAAAATACGGGGCGAAGACAGAGCACTTCAAGTGGATCGATGACTTCTCCGCCGCCAGAAACTATTCTATCAGTTTCGCCACGAAGAAATGGATCCTCATCATCGACACAGACGAGGAACTCATAGGAGACCCAAAGGAAGCTATCAGGGAGGGCATAAAAAACGGGTGCGACTCTATTAGCTTCAGGCTTGCCGATATAAGAGACGGGAAAGAAGTCGGCGAGATGTCATCTAATGTCAGGATGATGAGACGGGAGTATTGCCACTATGAGCTTCCAGTCCACAACCAGATAACAGGCTGGGCCCAAAGATATTATGCCGGCGATGTAACACTAAAGCATTACGGATATGAGATGACATCAGATGAGCGGAAGAAGCGGAACGAGCAGACGATGAAGATCGCACTCAAATACCTTGAAGAAAACGACAGCCCGCTTATGTGTTACAATGTTGCAGTCAATTGTATGATGAAAAGAAACTACGGTGACGCCATAGAATGGTTTCAGAAGGCGATCTCCGGAAAAGACAGGCTATCACAGGATTATTATCTTCAGGCTCACACATACCTTGTCAAGATATACTCATTGCTCCGTGAGACAGTCAAGATGTTGGAAACGGCCAGGGTAATCAATGAGCTACGCCCGAACACAGAACTCTTCTATGACCTCGGAGCATTCTTCTACCAGGAGCATAACTATCAGGAGGCGATGAAATATTTTGACGCCTATTTGAAAGTATATGACGCACACACGCCGAGTGAGATGTTCTCAACGGCATTGGATAAAAAGCCCGTAGTCGAGCGGGCGATGAATTATATGAAGGGGGTTATGGAATGGGAAAGCACCCGGGCGGAAGGCCGCCAATCTTCAAGTCAGTAGAAGAACTGCAGGAGAAGATAGACGCCTATAAGGAATACCTTGAGACATCAGGGAAACCGCCGACTATTGCGGGGCTTGCGTATTATACGGGGATAGACAGGCAGACCCTTTATAACTATAAAGAAAAGGACGAGTTTTTCGGCACAATAAAAAAGTTTGTCAATTGGATACTTGCTACTTATGAAGAGCAGGCTGTGGAAAAAGGGAATGCCGGCATAATCTTCCTGATGAAAAACTATGGCTATACGGATAAACAGCAGGTTGAAACGACCGGCGAAGTAACGTTAAGAGTCAAGACTCCTGAAGAGATAGAGGAAGAGGAATATTGATAACAATAGACTGGTCAGAAATATTAACACATATCAACGAGCCTTACCGCCCGTATATATCAAACTATGACAGACGTTTTATTTCCTACGGCGGGTCAGGGTCTGGAAAGAGCGTATTCGTTGCCCAGAAGAAGATCATAAATCACATGATCAAGCCTTCTCACGCAGGAAGGAACACGCTCATCGTCAGGAAGGCGGCGAAGTCTAACAGGACATCGACCTTCCCGTTAATCAAGAAAATCCTGAAAGAGTTCAAGCTCTATGACTTTTGCAAAATCAACGTAACGGAAATGCTTATTGAGTTGCCCAACGGAAACCAGATAAGGTTCATGGGCCTTGATGACGCCGAAAAGATAAAGTCTATCACGTTTGACAATGGCGACCTCACGGACATCTGGATAGAAGAGGCGACGGAGATCACCTACGATGACTATCAAAGCCTTGACCTGCGTATGAGGGGACAGAGTAAGCACCCGAAGCAAATAGTCATGACGATGAACCCTATTAGCGAGAACCACTGGATAAAGAAGCATTTCATAGACGAGAAGAAAGAGCCGGCGACTATCCTCAAGACCACCTACAAAGATAACCGGTTTATCGATGACGAATACAAAAAGAAACTTGAAAGCTACAAAGAGACCGACGAATACTTTTACAACGTCTATGCTTTGGGCAATTGGGGCGTCTTGGGAGAGACGATATTCCAGAATTACATTGTCCACGATTTCGATGTGCACGGGCTGAATAACAAGCCGACTGTTTATGGAGTCGACTATGGATTTAACGACCCGTCAGTTTTTCTCGATGTCAGACTCCACGATGAAGAGATTTATATTTGCAACGAGATTTACCAGACCGGACTGCTTAACAACGAATTGATGAACCTTGCAGTCCAGGAGGGCTTTGACCCTGCGAAACTATCCACTCATGACTGCGCCGAAGCCGACAGAATAGAGGAGTTCAAGCGGGCTGGATGGAATGCTCAGGCGGCACAGAAGGGTCCGGGAAGCATTAAAGCCGGTATCGACTGGCTGAAGCGACATAAGATACACATCCACGAAAAGAATTGTCCGAACACGGCGAGGGAAATCGCCCAGTATCACTACAAAAAGACAAGAGACGGCGTAGTCCTTGATGAACCTGTTGACATAAATAATCATGCCATGGACGCCTTGCGATATGCTGTAGAGGGTTGGCGAAAAGAATTACCTGAATGGGAGTTTTGGTGATATGAACATAATCGATAAGTTTATAATCAATCGTTTAAGCAAGATTTTCACGGCGGAGCAGAAAAGCTCTCCAATGCCGATTTATAACACCACAGAACTGTTTTATCCATCATCGAAAAATACATACTCAACGGACAAAGAGATCCTTGAGGGGCTGGACAACAATCCAATCTTTTCGGCATGCGTTTACAAGATAGCAGAACAGATGTCATCCATTGAATGGAAGCTATTCGTAAACAGGAATTCAAACGGCAAGGCTGTGGCGAGAAAATCTCTTGACACGGAGAGCATGACAGAGGTATCGCCGGCACATCCGTTCTATGATTTAGCTGACGGGCTTAATCCTGATATGCCCGGAGCTATGGGCTGGATACTCACCTATTCCTGGTGGATAGCCGTAGGCAAGGCATACTGGATAGTCGAGCGTAACACCTTCGGAATGCCAGTAGCTATTTATCCTGTGCCGTCTATTACACTTCTGACTAAGTCAAAGACAAGCTATCAGTTTAACATCAACGGGCTTGTTGTGGATAAACCAGCCGAGGATGTCATCGAATGGCATAATCCCTCGCCGGTCAATCCCTACGGCAAGGCAAGAGGCATCGGCAAGACGCTTGGTGATGAGATATATGTAGCAGAACAGGCCGCCAAACTTCAGGGGACTTATTTCAAAGAGAACGGAATGCCTCCTGCTATTATATCTCCGGATACAGGCGTCACCGTGGACAAGGATATATTCAAGCGGTTCGAAGAGAGGTTCTTAAGCAAGACGAAAGGCTTGGGGAAACAATACGTTCCCTATTTCACCAACGCACCTATCAGAGTTCAACAGCTTGCGAATTCATTCAGAGACCTTCAGTTGAGCGAGCTCCAGAAAGACCACAGAGATATGATCATCAATGCCTTTGGTATGAGTAAGGAGATGTTGGGCGTCATAGACAATTCCAACAGGGCGACCGTCGAGGCGGCTGCCTATATGTTCCTTAAGTTCGTCATCGAGCCGAAGATGAATATTGTGCGGTCGTTCCTCCAGGCTAAAGTCGTCCCACTCTTTGATGATAAGCTCATCATAGACTATGAAGACTTTGTTCCGGAAGACAAAGACTATAAAGCACAGATAATGCGGGAGCACGAATGGGCATTCACAAGAGACGAGATAAGGGAGCTTGTCGGATATGGAGAAGGAGGCGGCGAGGATTACTCAATGGTGCCGTTCAATCTTCTCCCAGATAAAGAAAATCACATAGCTTTCACGAAGGCAAGAAAGAACATCACCCCTGAAAAGATAGACCTTTTACTTCAGGATGTAGACCCCGAGTTGTTGAAAGAAGCTACAACTGGAGCTTATAGGGCACTGCTTCTTGACGTGATGAAGGAGACTTTCGGCGAGATAAACTATACCGGGGGCGAGGACATATTGTCGAGAGCGGTAACGGATTACCTGAATAACAAGGTTGGGGATAAGATAGCGGGGATAACGGAAACGACGAAGCAGAATATCAGGAGAGTGATCACCGAGGGAATGGACAATTTCCTTTCTACGGAGCAGATAGCAGATAATATTGCCGGTGTCTTTGATGTCAACATAGGAAGGCTTGACACGATAGCAAGGACAGAGACACACACGGCACAGAGCTTCGGAGTGAATAGGGCATACAAGGACAGCGGTCTTGTCAAGTATAAACGGTGGATACACAATCCTCAATTATCAGAGGAGCCGAGAGATGAGCACGCCGCACTTGACGGATTAGTCGTGGGGCTTCACGAGGATTTTGTCTATATGGGTATGAGTGCTCCTTATCCTGGCGGCTTTGGTGTAGCTGAACAAGACATCAATTGCCATTGCACTGAGGCTGCGGTAATAGACGAGGAGG